TTTGATGGCCACCGAGAAGACCAAGGATCGCTGGATGACGATCCGCATCCCACCGGACGTGGAGCTGGCGCTGCGCCGCCAGGCCGAGGCCGACACGCGCACTCTGGCCGCCCAGGTGCTGCACTACATCAAGCAGGGGCTGGCCGAAGAGGGCAAGAAGGTGGCTGCATGAAAAAGCAGATCAAGATCAGCATCGAGACGCTGATGCACAAGTGGCCGGTGTTCGCTGTTGGCTTTGCCAATGGCGAGTTCTTTGTCTCGCTGTGGCTGCTGGACGTGCGCATCTGGAGAGGGTACTGATGAAGTGCCCTGTCTGCGGCACCTGGACGCTGGTGAAGGAGACTCGCCAGCGTCCAGAAAATGCCAAGTACCGACGCTATGAATGCGCCAACATGCACCGGTTTACGACGCTGGAAACGGTGGTCAAGGTCATCATTGCAAAAGAATCAAAAGATTAGGGTTTGTCCTGATTAAATATATTGTGGGAAATCGTGGTATAGTAGAGCCATCAACAACCAGCAAGGAGCTGATCGTGAAAAACTCAAACTTTCAAACACCCCGTAACTTTGCAGACTGCACCTGGGTGCAGGGCTATGGCCGCGAGGAGCCGCTTTGGGAGCGTGTGGCTGGCTATGTGCTGGCCTTTTCCATTGGTGCTGGCTTGGCCTGTCTTTTGGTGGCGTGGTGGTCATCATGAAAACAAATATTCGAGTTGAACAATATCAAGTATCCGCTGATGCAGTTTCTTATGGTGCAATTAAATGGCTAACCAAATGGGATGTAAAAATTCAATTTAGCGACCAAGACACAGCATATAGGTGGCGTGACCGCATTGAAAAAATAATGCAAGGCAAAGAATCACAGAACACATGGATAGGGCTGACTGAATGGGAACGCGAGGCTATTGCGCTTGAGTGCGGAGCCATGTCTGCCGACTGGCTGGTGTTCATGAAGGCTGTGGAAAATGCTTTGAAGGAGAAGAACGCATGAGTAAAGTCGTACCTCTTGGAGCAAATTGGGATGCTGTAGCTGCGCTTAACAGTGCTCTGGAAGAGACACTTTCAGACGAGCAAGTAATGGTGGTTGTCCGCAAAGCTGATGGCACGCGCTGTAAGTACATGGCAAACATCACCAACATGGAGGTGCATTGGGAAGCTGCCCAACTACAAGACGACATCATGAAAGGCAGGTACAAAGGATGAACTGCTGTGACGAGTACGGCAATTGCACTCAGGGACGTGATTGCCCTGTGCGCGTTTCCCATACTCCGCAGCCTTTGACATTTAAGCGCCTTCTTGGGCGCTTTTTTTATTGGCTGCTGATCGCAGTTTTTGGCCTGCTGTGGCTGGCCTTCTTGCTGTACTGCGCCTACGTTTACGCGAACTGACGAGTGCCTGCCTTGTCGATGATCAGCGCCTGCTTGCGGGGGCTGGTGTCCACGCTGTTGGGCACGCTAATGTGTGTCCAGCGATCAAACTCACGAATCACCTGGTCGTAGCCGATGCCGCTGGCCACGATCTTGCGCACCACCTCGTCTGGCGTCATGCCAGGCACCTTGAAGTCGGCAGCGCAGCCGAGCCGGTGCTGACTGGTGTCTTTGCTGCCCACTGCGTCATTGACCAGCTTTGTGCGCAGGCCTGAGCTGATCATGATCGGCTTTCCGCCCATCACCACCTTTACCTGCTCCAAGAAGTCAGCCAGGCGGGTCAGGTTGGCCAGCTCGGTGTCATTGGGGCTGTTGTCCCAGCCGTTGCGTTCAGCGGTCTCTGAGGCCGTCAGCTCTTCCAGCGTGAAGTGAGGGGTCAGGTTCATTTTGTTGTCCTGGAGAGGATGTCAGTCTTGGCTTGGGAGCCTGCCGAGCTGCCGAAGTAGTAGGCAATGATTCCAGTCCAAGCCGTGCCCAAGCTGCCCAGCATCATCAGAATGGCCGGGTTGCTGCTGTCGATCTGGTTGAAGAACATCATCACCATGATGCCAAAAAAGCCAATGGTGACTGCGCCAGCCAAGATGGGGGGCATCATTGATCGGGTGGTGGCCTGCATCTCTCTGGCGCTCTTGCGGTCCTCGACCTCCAGCTTTTCAAAGTTCAGGCCCAGCTCTTGCGCTTGCTTTTGCAGCTCGATCTCAGCCAGCTTGACCTGGGCGATCTGCTCGGCTGACAGTTTGTTGTTGGCGATGAGGTCGCCCACCTTGGCCTCGTCCACGCCAATGGCCTTGGAAATGGCTGAGACGGCCATGCCTGCCAGTGGCCCCCCAAGTGCGGTGGCAATGGTGGGAGCGATTTGTTTGAGCCAGTCCATGATTACCCTTTCAAATCAAAACTTAGGTTGGGGTGGCGGGGATACTGCACAACGCGCTCACCCTCGGGGCACTTGTACTTGATCGTCGCCAGCAGGGTGGCCTTGCCATCAGCAATTTTCTCTTTCTGCACCATCGTCAATTGGTATGTAAAGGTGTCAATCTCTGGCCCTGCTGGGCCGCTGAACTTGCTGGCCGTTGTAGTTGCCTCATGCACCATGCCCGATGCGTCACGGATGCTGGGGGTAAAACTTTCCACTGAGCAGTCATCACGCTTTTTGATACGGGCAACTGTCACATTGATAGGCTGTCCAGCCGCTGCCACGATCTTGAAATTCTCAGGCGACCACTCAATGATTGCTCGGTCAAACCAGCCAAACTTGTCGGCCAGTGTGTAGCTGCCGCCAATGGCTGCAATGCTGGCTGCAACTGCTCCAATGGCTTTGGTCACATCAATCATTTGTCTTTGCGGTTGAATATCTCAAACAGACTCTTGACCTTTTCTTCCAGCACGGCAATCTTGATATCCATCTTAGCCAGCACGATAATCAGCGTTATGAGCGCCAAAAGCATGGGCCAACCCTTTGCCAGTGCCTCAAAGAATTCCACATTACAACCCCAATACTTTCTTCACAAACTCGCCAGCAACCCCTGGTCCAAACAGCACCGCAGCAATCGTGATGTACAGCAGGTACTCAATTGTCTTCATGCGCTTTGAGCCATCAGAAAAGCTCTTTTGGATGCCAGCGTAACGCTCGGCGCAGATGGCTTCGTGTACAGACAGCTTGGCCTCAGTCTCGCTAATCATCTTCTCGCCGGACATTTCAAAGACCTTGGCCTGGCGTGATGTAGACGGTAGCCGCTGCGCTGGACAGGCCGCTGAAGTAGGTATTTGCGTTGAAGCGCAGAATCTCTACGGCACCAGGGACCAGCACGATGGCTCCGCTTGGGTTGCCAGCAGTCGGTGCCACAGCTGCTGCTGTAGCCTCTGCTGCGCCCATTGCAGTGCCCAGGAACACGGTCGTGGTGCCTGCGTTGATGAAGCGATACTGGCCTGCATTCTGCGGGTCAAACTTCTCGTAGACGGGAGCCTGGATGCCAGTGGGCGCTGATGTGGTTGCTGCCACCACAATGGTCTTGCCAAGGGGTGTGAAAGCGATTTGTGAGTTTGTGGACATGTCAGACTCCTTGTGCAGCTTGTGCCGCCTTGTATGCCGCCACAACAGCCGCCGTATGCGTTGCCGCACAGATGGCTTTTACACGGGCGTCCTGCTTGCTGTAGTCATCGCCGGGGGCGACAACGTGGCGGTGGAACGTGCCGCTAATCTGCTTGCCGTCTTCCATGATGGCAGTCTTGGTGCGAACCTGCACGCAGCCGTTTTCGAGGACTTCAATCAGATCAACAACTACAATTTTTTCAAGCATGTTATTTCCTTGTTTCCAGCCTGACCATCCAGTCAGGCATTAAGTCTGGTGGGCCGCACCAGTACGGTTATTTAACCCAAGGCAAAATGGGATCGGATTTTCGTGGGGTCAACTGGCGTTCAATCTGACCGGCAACTTGCGCCTCGCCCTCGTCTTTTAAATGCTTGGTGGTTAACTGTTCCACCTTGTCTGCACCCACCCAAGTTTGCGCCAGGACCAGCCTGTCAATGACTTCAGGTGCAAAGCACCAGTCAAGCACTTGCTGTTCTGTCAACTGCTCGTAAGGAATAAATGTACTCCCACGTTGCAAATTTCTTGAGTATTGAGCAGAGGCTTTTAAATTGTTCTCTGTAGCTGAAACTGTTAATTCAACATTGACAATTAAATTGTCTTGGGCAACTTTGACTTTATTGACTGTCCATTTAAAGTTCATGGTGTTTCCTTAATCAGTTTTGTCGGATAGCTGAAAACACTGGAGTGGCTTGGTTGAACACAACAGTACCAAGTGCGCCGCCAGAATTTTGAAATACAAAAACTTCAACAAAATCGCCCACATTCATGCTTATCGTGGCAGTAACGCTGACGATATTACTATCGCCCGTAAACCCAACAAAAGTTTGTTGAGCAACAAATGTGGAGTTGTTTAATTTAATGCCTACAGACCGAGTTCCAACAGCGTTTGCGTCAAGACCAATATTTGCGGTGACGATATATTTGCCTTTTGTCGTTGCAGTCAAACGACTTGGATTTGCACTTAACGGGTCGTGCATTCCATCAGTGTCAAAATAAGTTGAGTTAAATGTCAACGCTGTTTGCGTGTTGTTGGGAATGCTTTGTGCTATGCTATTGTGAACTCTAGCGCCTATGCCATCGTTGATTGAAGAACACAGAGCGTTGCAGCGAAGTGCGTTAGCGTCTTTATTAAAATCTCCAAAACCATTGCCTTCACTGTCGCCTGCAAACCACCAAATGTCCCGAGCGCCATCGCCATAGCTAAGACCATACCCTGTGTTGTTTTCTGTAACGCAACCAACCAAGGTGTT